TGAGGAGTTCTGGCCAGCGGGGACCGCCGCGCACGTCCTTGCGGAGGGGATGTCGCCATGAGCGCGGACACGCTCGTCCCGAACGGCCCGTTCTGCTCGTGCATCGACTGCACCGAGCCCGCGGACGCCGTCATCCAGCACCGCGACCACGGCCGTCGCGTCGTCTGCGAGGATCACGTCAACGGTCACGAGGTGATCGACGATGTCTGACGTCGCTCCTCACCTATGCCACAACAACTATCCCTATATTATAGGGAAAAGTATAGAATATAGGGACTGGTTTGGTGGGGAGGTAGGCCAGGGAGGTGGTCGGCGTGCCTAACCAGGCCGATGGCACCGAGCCGCTCTACGTGGAGCTGCCGGAGGCGCTGAAGTACCTCGTCGACGAGGACGACCGTGCGAACAAGGAGGTCGTCATCGCCGCGCTCGAGTCGGAACTCGGCGTCGCCACCGAGGACTCCGTCGCTGTGCTCGAACGCCGGATCGCCCGGCTGGAGGATCGCCTGGAGACGGAGAAGGACGAGTTCGAGTACCGACGCGATCGTGTGCAGGACCTTCAGGAGGACCTCGAACGAGCCCGAGAGGTTCGGGACAGCAAGCAGCGCGACTCCGAGGAATACGAGGAAGCACTGGACGAGCTGCTGGACTCTATCGTCGACGGCGAGCCCGTCCGTTGCTTCCCCGAGCACAGCGTCTTGGACGACCTCGCCCGGGAGTTCGGCAAGCCCAACGAGGAGACCCACCTCGACCTACAGCAGCGTGCTGCGGAGACGGGGCGGGACCTGAGCGTCGGGAACTTCAAGGACGCCTACAGCGCGACCGACGAGGACGATCAGACGCCGATCGCCGAGAAGTGGCCCCAGGGTGGTGAGCCATGAGCGCGGTCGCGATGGACCACGGCCAGCACGTCGGGAAGTTCTCGGACTTCCTCCGCGAGTACTGCCGTGACGACATCGGCGACCTCGCCAGGGGCTACCCGAAGGATCGACAGTCGCTCTACGTCGAGGCGCACGACCTGTTCAAGTTCGACGGCGCCCTCCTCGATCAGTGGATTGCCTCGCCGGAGACGTCGCGGGATCGCGCTCGGGAGGCACTCTACGAGTACGACCTTCCCGTCGACGTCGACCTCACCGGGGCGGACGTCCGACTGACCGACCACGAGGGCACGCTTCAGCGGATCGGCGTGACGGACCTCTCGCAGGCGCACATCGAGAACTACGTCGCCGTCACCGGCGACCTCGCGAGGATCACCAAGAAGAAGCCACGCATCCACGAGGGCGCGTTCCGGTGTGAACTCTGCGAGACGCTGAACAAGGTGCCGCAGTACCGCACGTCGTTCCAGGAGCCCCACCAGTGCCGAAGCTGCGAACGGAAGGGCCCGTTCCGACGCGAGGACGATCAGACCGAGTGGCGGGATCAACGAAAGGTCAAACTCGAGGAGCCCATCGAGGAGCGAGCCCAATCACGTGGCCAGCACGTCGCGTGCTTCCTCGAAAACGACCTCTGTGAGTACTCGCCGACGGACGACGGCACTCTCCCCGACCACAGCGGCGCTCGCGCCACTGTGCTGGGGATCGTGAAACCCGACGAGTCACAACTCCAGGGGCGGAACGCCTCGCCGGAGACTGACTTTTGGATCGAAGCGCGGGCGATCGTGCTGGAGGACGGCACCGAGCAGGACATCGACATCGACGAGCACAAAGACGAGTTCACGGAGCTGGCCGCACGCGAGAACGCGGCCGACCTCGTCGCGCAGTCGATCGCGCCGAGCCTGCACGCGCCCGATGGAGCGGACCTTCGGAAGGTCAAGCGGGGCGCTGGGGCGTGGCTGTTCAACGCCTTCCCGATGGACCCCGAGGGCTTCGAGCGCAAGCGCGGCGACATGCACTTCGGGCTCATCGGCGACCCCGGAACGGGCAAGTCGACGCTCATGTCCTACCTCGACGACGTCGCGCCCAAATCGGAGTTCCGAAGCGGGACGGGACTCACCGAGGCGGGCCTGACGAGTGCCGCCACGCAGGAGGAGTTCGCTGGCGTGTCCGAGTGGACGCTCGAACCGGGGATTCTCCCCCGAGCCAACGGCGGTCACTGCCTCATCGACGAGATCGACGGCGCGATCGACTCGGACACGAAGGCGATGCACGACGCGCTGGAGGGCGATCAGATGGTGAAGGCGGACAAGGCCGGGATCAAAGCCGACCTCCCGACACGGACGGCCGTGATGGTTGGCGGCAACCCGGTCCACAGTCGCTTCGACGCCTACGGCGAGAGCTTCGCCGAGCAAATCGACATCGACCCGGCGCTGTTCGACCGGCTCGATTTGCTGTTCGCACTCCAGGACACTGTCGACGAGGAACGCGACCGGGACACTGCCGAGCACGTCCTCGATAACTGGGACGAGCTCGCGACGGCGAAGGTCGACCAACTCGATCCGGAGGAGGCCGAGACGATCGATCCGCCCGTCTCGAAAGACGTCCTCCGAGCGTGGGTGGCCTACGCCCGGGAGAACGTGTTTCCGACGCCGTCGCAGGCTGCGAAGGACGTCCTCGGCGAATACTACGTCGAGGTGCGGGACCTGAACGACGGCCACGGCCAGGGCGACAGTGGCGCAGTCCCGGCGACTGCACGCACGCTCTGGGCGGGCATCCGTCTCGCGACGTCGTTCGCCCGGCTGCGTCTGTCGGACACCGTCGAGGTGCAGGACGCGAAGAACGCCGTCGACCTCTCGAAGGAAGTCGTCGGCCTGAACTTCGACCCCGAGTCCGGTGAGTTCGACGCCGACCGACACACTGGCACGCCGAAGAGCCAGCGCGACCGGATCAAAAACCTCTGCGACCTCGTCGACGAGATTGAGGAGGGACGCACCGGCGGAGCACCCAGAGACGAGGTCGTCGAACAGGCCACCGAGATCGGCATCGGCGAGGAGAAAGCCGAACGCGAACTCGACAAGCTGCTCGAGAAGGGCGAGTTGTATCGCCCGAACTCCGGGGAGGTGAGCACGACGTGAGTACCCGAGAGGACCTCCTCGGCCAGCCCGCCCGCGTCTCCCTCGAGGACGAGGAACTCGGCGCCGGTCGCATCACCGACGTCGAGCAGCCCACGCCGGACCACACCCGCGTCACGGTCGCGAACGCGAACGGCGAGATCGACGTCGCCCTCGATCGCGTCGAGATCACGCCGCGGGACGACGTTATCCAGTTGGTTCGCGAGGAGTGCAGTCCGCCGGACGCGTCGTCGACGCCGAGCACGATGGTGTCCTGGCCGGCGCTACTGGGAGCGTGCCAGCGGCAACTCGACACGCCCCTGGACGACCTGCACGGTCTGATCCGCGAGGCGTTGATCGCCAGAGAACTGGCCTGCGTCCGGTACGAGGACGGCGAGGTGGTCGTCGGCGAGGAACACGACGGCGAGACCCGCTACCTGTTCCCCGTCGAGGAGCGGTACGTGCGGAAGGTGATCGTGGAGTTCGGACGACCGCCCAACGTCTCGGAGGGGTTGATCGAGCACTGCCGGATGCTGCTTCGCGACGAGTGTGGTGTGGAGGTGCACGCATGAGCGAGATGCATCGAGAACAGCCTGACGAGATTATCTCAAACGGCGGTCGGAACGCCGATGGAAGCGCCCGGATGCTCTCGCGCTGGACATTCGATTACGAACCGGCCCGGTCGATCGTCGAGGAGCATATGCACGGTCGCGTGCTGAACGCCTGTGCCGGCAAGACGAAACTCCAACACGACGACGAGATCGTACGGAACGACCTGAACCCCGATCGCGATGCCGATGTTCATCTCGACGTCGCGGAGATCGCCGATCACTTCGAGCAGATGTCGTTCGATACGGTGCTGTTCGACCCCCCATTCGACCAGAAGCAGGCCGAAGAGAAGTACGACGGAGTACACGCGTCGGATGTCTACTCGGCACTGCGCCAGTTCAACGAGCTGGTCAGACCGGGCGGCCACGTGATCACGTTTGGCTGGAACTCCTGGGGGATGCGGTCGTTCCCCGCCTTCGAGCGTGTGGAGACGGTTCTCCTCCAGCGCGGCCCGCTCCATCGGGACTTCATCGTCAGTGTGGACAAACGAACCACGGCGTCGATCACGGAGGGAACCCGATGACGTCGAACATCGTCCCCGACGAGTTCACGGTCACCAGCGTCAACGAACGCCTCGATCGCGACGGCCGCCTCGACGACGCGCACGGATCTGGCTGCTACGCGCTGGCGATCGACGTCGCGGACTCGGTGGAGGACGTGGAACGCCGCTGGGTCCGCTACTTCGACGTGCTGCCGGGCAACGCACTGGAGCGACTGGCTGGAGTGGGCTCGCGACGTCTTCACCCTCCAGGGCAAGGGGGAGATCGTCGAAACGCCTCCGGCT